GACCTGTACCTGTAGAACCAATCGCAATAGACGGGCTAGTAGTGGACCCGTTGCCATTGCTGTCAAAAATCGCAGTACTATTAACATCAAGCTGTCTTGCAGGACTAGTAGTGCCAATCCCTACTCTGGCTGAGGAGTCAATAGTCAGCGCTTTAGTGCCAAAACTGGAGCCACCGTTTGTGGTGACATAAAAACCCATGCCGTAGCCATAATCAGCATTGGTACTATTTGCTTTCTCCGCAGCAATACGAACAAATGGCTGAAAGTCACCGGCCGTGCGATAGTTACCACCAAGGTCAATCGTTCCGCCAACACCTGCCGCATAGGAAGTACTGTCAAGCGAAACAATGCCACCTTTGCCTGCATTTGTGCAATCAAGTTTTGCTTGAGGCGTAGAAGACCCCAGACCTAAGCGGCCTGAGGTATCAAATCGTGCAATCTCCCCATTATTAACGTTAAAAATAACTGGGATGGATGCGTTTGTCCCTACGTTTAATGCCGTCGAACTGCCCGTGACTGTGGCGTAACGTGTATTTGCTGCGCCGAGTTCAATTCCCCCGTAGGAGCCGCTGGCGCCATTGATTTCAATAACAGAATTTCCAGACGCACTTGAAATACCAAAGATTTGTGCGTGACTACGACTAAAAACATCAGGGCTGCTAGTCCCTAGTCCCAAGCGACCGCTGCTGTCAACAAACAACCGCCCAGTGCCATTAGTTGAGATGGCTACTTGGTCTGCGCCAGGGGAGTAGATGCCAGTGTTGGGGTCCCCGGTCCAGCTATAGGTAGGCGCAGCTGCAGTGCCAAGACTGACAGCTTCGATCTGACCAGTCGAATCAATCCGCAGTCGCTCGGTGCCACCAGTGGCAAACGAAACCTGATCGGCCCCGGAGGAGTACAGGCCGGTATTGGTGTCACCAGTAAAGGAGTACGTGGGAGCACCTGCAGTGCCACCGCCAACAGCCAGGCTAATCAGGTTGCTGAGGTCTTGACGGGCAAGAGGAAAGCCACCAGCGGTCGTACCGTCATGGACGACCACTGTCTTCTTGTCGGTGTCGACCGTCAGTTCACCACTGAGGCCAGTGAAGCTGGAGTGCTGTGCGGTAGTCCCGCGACGGCGTTGGATAGCAGTAGACATCAGAGGGCTCCGTAATCGGTTGAGGTGCCTGCGGCCTCAGTAATTAGGCCCCAGTTGAGCAGGTACGACAAGTTGTTGATGGTGTTCACCAAGCTTGCCGCAGTTGTGGCACTTCCGGCAGCAGCTGTTGCTGAACTAGCAGCATTGCTGGCTGACGTGGCTGCAGCCGACGCACTGTTGGCAGCAGCCGTAGCACTACCAGCCGCAGCGGTAGCACTTGCAGCAGCCGCAGCAGCATTGCTGTCGACCTGCAGGATCTCGGAGATGTTGTCCGAGATGGTTTGGGCGACACCGGAGGCCAGCGTCCACTTCACAAAGGTGTAGGCGTGAAGCGTCCCAGTCGACAGCAGCTGCATACCGCAACCACTGATAGGGCTGGTGCCCGTGATGCCAGTGATGGTGACCGCAGAGCCGTTGGCCCTGGTGGCATTGGTCGACGTGCCTGATCCATTCCAGGTCAAGCCACTGGCATCGGTAACTTCAACCAAGACGTCGGCATCCGGCTGGCCAGCACCATCAACGATGCCGGCATTGGGGAATGTGACCTCGGTCGCTACAACGACATAGCTGCCAACGTCATTGAGCAGATCAACGATCCGCCCGGTGACAGCAGCAGTGGTCGGGACATTGCTGTCGCCATTGACCCATGCCTCATTGCTGGCGATGGTGTCGGTCGTCTTGTTCCAGGCATAGCCATCGACATACGACTTGTTGGCTGCATCCGTGCCGTTGGTGGGCGTCGGGACAACAGGGCTTGAGCTAAAGGTCTTGACCCCAGAAACGCTCTGGTTGCCGGTCAGGGCGATGTACTTGCCGTCTGCCTCGGTCTCGGTGTAGTACCGGTCATCAAGGTTGTACGAGGTCACGTTGGTGACGTGGCCTTGGCTGGTGACCGTCACATTGCGGAGGACATTGCCATCCGCATTGGTGGTAGTGACGTTGGCCCCAGTGACGTTGTGGTTAATGGTGATCTGACCACTGGCTGGGCTGTTGTCAGTGATGGCCAGGTCAGTCCCTGCTACGACGTCCGTCGTCAGGGCTGTGTCGATCTTGCTGTCGATCCGTCCATCTATGGCGCCAGTGGTGGCGACATAGCTGTTGTTGCTTGTCCAGGCCTCACCACTGTCGATGGTTTCAGTGGTGTTGTTCCAGGTCGTGGTGTCGACGTAGTTTTTGGTGGCAGCATCCTGGGCATCAACAGGATCCAGCAGGTTCTTGATCCTTTGATTGCTGGCAGTCAGGTTGCCGTTGGGGTCAACGTAGATGGCCTGCTTAAGCTGGTCGTCCTGTTCCTGGTCGGTGTAGACCTGCTGCAGGGCATTGGTGTCCAGGTCAGCAGCCACCAGGGTGGAGCCGTCCGTAAAGTCCACCAACGGTGCGTTGACGGGCGTCACCCGTCGCACTTCAACCCGTGCGCCATTGGCAGGCGCAGAGGCCAGTTGGATCAAGCTGTCATTGACCCAGGTGTATGACTGGTTGGTGTAGTTGACGGAGACATAAACGTGCTCCTTTCTGATGTACGCAAAAGGAACTGAGTACTGGGTGGTCGCACCGTTGCCGGTGTAGACGGCGTAGGAGTAAGGCATCAGGGCTTACCGGGGGTAATCGACCAGGATTGAACTCCAGGTTGTTCTGGAGTAGCTGTTCCTCCACCGTACCGGCGCAGGTAATCCTTTTCACCTAGGTCGGCTTTGGTGGCATCTTGCTCCGCTTGGATCAGTTGACCCTTGGCGGTCGACACCTTATAGACAGCCTTGGCCAGTTCCTTGTGCTGTTGGATGAGCTGTTGGATGGCCGCGGCCCGCAGGCTCACCGTCTTCGACGGGGCCTCAATCGGCCACGACTGGTACTGCGGGGAATTGATCAGCTCAGTCGCTGCCTGCTCAAAGGTTTGGCCGAACTGGTTTTTCACCGTGGCAAAGGTCAGCACATAGTCCTCCAGCTCGCTGGGGGTCAGGCGCATCTCAGCACCAAAGTCAGCAGCACGAGGGCCAGTGAAGTTGGTGCCTTTGCCGTGCAGCCTGGCCATCTCCTCGTGAACAGGGCCACGCGGTTGACGACCCACCTGCATGGCGGACATGGGCGTGAACTGCATCAGGGCTTGCAGCCAAGGCCATTCAGCAGGGACCTGCTCAGCACCCAGGATTCCAGTGGTGAGGATTGGTGCGCCGTTGATGAAGTCACGGCGGGCAGGTAGGTCGCTTGACCAACCAGGCACTGCATTGCGCACCTCATCCAAAGTTTCTTGGAAGAAGCCCATCAGGCCACCAATGTCACTGGGGTCAACGGACCGTGCGACAGGATCGACTTCCCGACGGCCTGCCCGCAGAGCGGAGCTGTAAGGCACCATGCTGGCCGCAATGCGAGACAGGTAACGGGCAAAGGCATCACGCTGGTTGGGACCAGTGATGACCTTGCTGGGGTTGAAGGCTGCCTCATACAGCTCGTTAAAGCCTTGGAAGTAGCTCTTGCTCAGCACACCGGTCGTCGACATGCGGGCCAGGGTCAGCACCAGGGAGCCACCCAGGCGGTTGCGGTCCTCAGTCGACAGGCTGGCGGCGATGTCGGCGTAATCACCGATGGCGCCAAACAAGGTGGTGAAGGGTTCAAAAGCTCGCAGTGAAACTGGTTCAGCCCACTTACCTTCTTCCTCGCTCCAGTACTGGATGGAGTACGGCAGGCGTCCTTCGATCTGCGTCCACTTTTGGCGGGCAGCAGGGTCAATCGGGCCGCCACCGTTGAAGCGGATGTAGCCCATGGCTGATGCCATGGTTGCCATGGCCAGCACAGCAGAGCCGGTTGCCATCTCACCCAGGGCCCGATCACGGGTGAAGGGGTCCTCGCTGCTGATGTCACGCCAGAAGGTGTCTACAAAGGCGGCAGCAGGCGTGTTGCGAGCAGCGGACTTGATGATGTTGTTGGGGACCCGGATGAACGGCTGGATGAACTTGAACACCGGGCCGGCATAACGAGCATTGGCCAGGGTGTCCATGGCCTCGCCAGGGATAGAGGCAGCCCGGCCGATGGGGGTCGACAGGAAGAAGTTGGCCATCTTGTTAATGGCCATGCCTTCGTCGACGTACTGCTTGGCAAAAGCCTGCAGCTCCTGGTCCTTCAGCCCACGGGCCAGACCAAGGCGGACACCCTCGCCATAGGTGCGGGGTTCCAGCTCAGCCCAGATCTTGTCGGTGAAGTTCACCGAATCCATGAACTTTTGGGCGTGCGGGCTGTCCATGTGAATGTCAGCCAGGTTTTTGCCGTTGATCACGGCGTCCTTGACCGTTTCCTGGGTCCTGGCGTCGGCGTATTGCTGCGCCCACTTCCAAGCCTCAGGGCTGTACTCCTTCATGCCACGCTCGACGGCCAGCTCCATGCCACGAGGCAGGTGGCGGACATGCTCAAAGGCGTAGCCAGCCAGGGTGGAGTTGAAGGTGTCGATGCTCAGGGCAATGCGGGTGGCACCAGTACCAAGCACCCGCCACAGGTGGTTAGCCAGCTGCCCGACAGGCTTCTGGGCAAACTCCTCACCCATGTTCATGGTGTTAACCGTCCAACCGGTCATTTGCTCAGGGCCCTGCATCAGCTCGCCCTGGGCCTCCTCCTTGGCGACACGGGCCAAATAATCGACCGTGCTGCTCTCCATGTTGAAGAGGGACTGGCCAGCCTTGAACGCATGACCTGCCGTGCGGACGGCATTGGTCAGGTTCATCCAGTACTGCTGGAACATCATCAGCGAGTACATCGACCGCTTGAACTCACCCTGCAGAGCGGCACCTGCTGCCTGCTGCAACGGCAGACGGGTCAGGTTGATCATGCCGTTCATGACGTTGGTCATGGTGGTGGCACCACCGCTGATCAGGTTGTTGGTGCGCAGCATCAGCAGCGCATTGGGCCCTTGGAACTCGGTCTCATCCCAGTTGCGCCAGAACCTGGTGCGGGCTTTGGGATCAGCGCCGATGGTCACCAACGACTGAGCCAAGGCATCGGCCGCGGCCTGCGCCTTGGGCGTGATCTCACCACCGTTGATGGCATCAGTCAGTTCAGGGTCGATCTTGTTGGTGATGGTGTCCTCGATGGGACGGGCCTGTTCGTTCTCCAGCTCAGCCTTGATCTCAGCGTCGACGTCGATCTCCTGGTCCGCAGTGCGCGGTGCATCAGGCTGGACCAGTGCCTCGGGGATCTCAGCGTCCTTGACGTTCTGGTTCGGCGGGATGTCGTAGTCCCTGGGTACCTGCATCTCCAGGCCCAGCTGACCCCACCGACGGGTCACGCGCATGATCGACTGGTGCGTCGCTCTGCTGGATTCAGCAGCAGTCACCAAACGGGCCAGGCGCTCCGATTCGTTGAGGCCATCAATGTTGGCGCTGTTGAGCCACATGGCAGCCTCCTGGGCGGCCTCGATCTGCTTTTTGTCCGCATAGGCCATGGCCCGGTTGAGGGCACCTTGCTGGTACTCGTCGAAGCCACGGGTCAAGGACTTGAGGCCAGCCATAATCGCCTCACCGTCTTCACCGTGACGGGCGAACCAGTCCTGGTTGAAGCGACGGACCTCCTCGGCATTGAACACAGGGATGCCGGATTCAGTCGGTCGATCAGGCAGCACCTTGGACATGGCGTTCAGGCCATCGACCAGGTCCTCCCGTTGGGCGGTATAGACCGTGCGACCAGAGGGTGACTGCACCTTCTGGAAGTTGTTGGCCATGAGGTCTTCCATGGTGACCTCACCGTTCAGCAGGGCCTGGCGGTTGGCCTCCAGCTGATTGGCAAAACGACGGACCCAGTCGTCGCTGTTCTCAGGGCCAGAAGGCGGATCAACAGGGCGAGGGCCTTCGGGTTCTTCGGGTGCAATGCGGGCCCGGCCTGCAGCAATTTCTGCCTCTTGAGCAAAGACCGATTCGCCAGGAGTCCGGCCGGCCACCTCGCCTGCATAGGCACGCTCAAAAACGTCATCCCAGGTCTGGAAGCCGTTGCGCTGTGCCCAGTTCTTGGTGGCCTCCAGGAACTTCAAGAACTTGTCAAAGAGCGCCTTGAGGCCAGTGGTCGCCTTGATGGGCGTACCGGCCTGGCGGGACAGGTTGTAGACGGCTGCAGCCTCGGCAATGACTTCAAAGTCATCGGCCCCCGTCATGTCTTCCCCGCCAAGACGGGCAATCCGCTCCAGCTCAGGACGTGCCGCACGAAGAACAGCGTTCTCCTGCGGGGTAAAGATCTTGTCGTTCAGGTAGTGGACAGCCTCGTGGTAGCCGGTGCCGCGAAGTTGATGCGGCGTCCTGCCGGAAAGAGCAATACGAATCAGGTTGAGAGTTGGGTCGTACAGGCCAAATGTGCGGATCTTTTCGTCGGGCACAGAGTCGGGGATGCCCCAGTCCCTGCGGCTGGCGGCAATTTGTCCAGGGGTCAGTTCAATGCTTGGCTCAAAACTGATCTTGGCTTCAGGGCCTGCAATGCGCTGTAGTTCAGCACGTAGCTCATCAAGGATCTCAGCTTGAACCGTTGTCCGACGACGCGACAGTGGCGCCATAAAATCGCTGATGGCACTACGCATCTCATTGGTGAGGCGTGCCATTTCTGGGCCTTCTGCTGCCTGGGCCTTACGGCTTAATTCCTCCAGGCGACGGACAAGGCGAGCACCTTCGCCAACCGACCCAAAGTCAGCCATGCCAATTCTGGCTCGGGTGCCGCCACCAAAACCTTGGTCGGGCAGCTCGATGACACCAGGCTGGGCATCTTTGGCCTGGGCCTTGATGGCAGCACGGACCTTGTCGCCATGGCTGGCGATCTGGGCTAGGTCGTAGCCGGCCCGCTCAATGGCTTCACGGAACTTCGGTGCAGCCTTGGAGACGGTCTTGACGTCATTGGCCAGGATGTAGGCAGCACGGTCCAGGTCGCTGGCAAAGCGCAGCTGGAACTGCTTGGAGCCGTAGCTGTAACGAGGGGCTGCCTTCTGCAGTTCATCGGGCAGGCGGAAGGCGGCGGGGCCAGGAACGAAGCGGGCTTCGCCTTCGGGAGGCGTCTCGACGCCACGCCTATCCAGCCGGTCACGCAGTTGCTGAGCAAGCTCTGTGTTGCCAGCCTTTTCTGCCTGGCTCAGGCGAATCAGGTCTGGGTCGTCAGTGAGCTGTGCCTGAATCTCTGCCCGCTTGGCAGGAGGCAGGTTGGCCAGGGCCTTGTCCAGGATTGACTTGACCTCTGCAGCCCGCTCAGGCGGCACAGGAGCAGGGGCGGGAGCGGCAGGAGAGGCAGGCTCAGGGGCTGCAGCAACAGGTTGCTCCAGTGGCAGCCGCGGCCCTTTGACCTCATCCTCAATGGCCTGGCGCAGTCGGTCGATGTTCTCGTTGACGACGACAGCAGCAGTGCGGCGGCCTTTCACCTGGCCTGCCATTTCATTCAGCAGGTCACGCACGGGACCTGTGTAACCGGTAACCCGGTTGAATACCTCAACAGCAGCGGCGGCCTGTTCCCTTGCGGCCTGGCTGCCAGCGACGTCGATCACATTGCCAGCGGCCTCAAGAATCCCTTTGCGACCAGGGCGTGCAGCCGAGGTCAAGGCAACCATCTCTTCCCGCAGGGCCTTAAAGGCTTCGGTGCGGATGTCCAGCAGCTGGGTGAAGTTGGTGGTCTTAAACAGATCCTCCATCCCAGGCAGCACGCCGCCACCCTCGGGGCCAGAGGTCTGCGCAAACTTGGCCTCCTGCATGGCCTGCAGAATTTTTTCTGCCGACCACTTGCCTTTGCCAGCAGCAGTGGCGACGTCGCGGATGACGGCTTCATCCAGCGGCTCACTGCCCAGGGCAATGGCCTTGGCCATGTCCAGCTTGCCGGTAACACCCTTGTCGAAGATGTCCTGGGGCAGGCGGCTCAGGGGGATGGCCTTCTCAGCGACAGGGCCACGGACGTTGATGTTGCGCTGGGCCAGCTGGGCAGGATCAATGCCCATGTCGCGCATGATCTTGGCGGCATCCCAAGGGGTGCCCATGCCTTCAGCCATGTTTTCCATGGCGCCAATGGCACGGGCTTGTTCGGCATTGGGGGCTTCGATCTCCCAGGTCAGGATGCTCTGCCGACCAGAGCGTTGAGCCAGGGCCAGGCGGTTGTGGCCATTGACCACATACAGCTGGTTGTTGGCCGGGTCACGCCAGACGCTGATGATCTTCCCGAATAGCGGGTCGTATTGAGCTGCTTCTTTCAGTGAGCCAGAAGCCCCAGTCTTGGTGAGGCGACCAGCTTCCTTGAACTGGAACCGCTGGGGGTCGGTCTGCACTTCAGCGACCGGAGTTTCCCGCACTTGGGAATAAGAGGGCAGCTCAGTGCCACGGGCCTCAGGTCGTACTGCACCAGCCACGTCGGGCACGGTGTTAGCAGCACGGGCAACGGCCACCTCAGCGCGGTCCTGGGCCTGGGCGTAGTCGGCTTCTGCCTTGGCAACAGATTCCCAGGGGTCAGGGATCATCTTGCCCTGCACCTCAACGCCCTTCTTCTCCCACATGGGAGTGCGGCGCTGGGCCTCGTAGGCCTCGGTGACCTCAACGGCACGGGGCTTGCCCTTGGCCTTGCCAGGAGTTGCTATTTCTGCAGCAGGGGGCTCTGCAACGGCCTTGGCAGATGTATCGACAACCTGCTCAGCAGCTGGCTTGGCGGCCTGATGAGCTTGCCACCTGTTGACAGCAGCACGAGCCAGATAGCCCAGGCTTTCGACGACGGAGTTGGCTGCCGGATCCAGGAACATCAGGCCTTCAAGGCCGTTCTTCCATCGGGCATCAGCCGCCGTGTCGCCAGGCTTGGAGCGGACTAGGTCGGTCAGCGCATTGTGAATAGGGGTCCCACGCTGCTGTTCAATCCAGCGCAAAGCATGGTCAGACAGTCGTTTCTCTTCTGGCTTGAAGGCGGCATAGCCAGTGGCAACACTTGCTGGCGCTTCCTCAATCGTGCGAGTTGCAACGCGAGCGGCAAAACCACGGAGGCCAGGAGCGGCACCAGCACGAGCAGCAGCAGCACGCAAAGGCTGAGCAGCCTCTGCAATGGCAGTGGAGCCAGGGATGACACGGGCCACCCCACGCAAGCCGCGGCTGGCCAGCATGAAACCAACGCCACCTTGGACAAGGCCAGAAAGGAAACTTTCCAGCGGGTTGGCCTCTACCTTCGGTAGTGGCGGGAAGACGCCCAAGATTGGAGCATCAGGCGCACCAGGCAATCGTGGTTTGCCGCCGTACTGCTGCAGCTTGGACAGCTCATCAGCAGGCAGGTTGCCCAGCAGTTCCTGCGTCAGGTCGCGGGCGCCTTTGAGCAGTGCCCGACTGGTGCTGAAAGCAATGGGCTTATAGCCTGTTTCAGGCTTAGGAAACTCCTTGGGAACTTGCGTTTCGACTACCCGCTGGCCGGTCTTGGGGTCAGTGGTGATGTTGATGGGCATTGATCAAATCCCCTGCCGCAGCAGTCTTCTGAGCTGATCGTATCGGCTGCCAAAGATTCGTCTTCCCTCCGCTGCACTTACGACCTGCTGTCGGGTGTACCCAAAGACGCCCTCGTATTGGCCAGGAGCCTTGGCGATGTCGACGATTGGCTTGTTGCCAGCAATGGCAGAACGGTTGATCAGGTTGGCTGCCACCTCCAGCTTGCCCCGTGCAGTCGGGCCAGCCTCAGTCAATGCAGTAAATGCAAGGGCGTTAAGGTCCTGCTCGCTCAGGCGACGAGCCCTGGCAACGGCCCGAGGAACAATCTGCGGGTTGAAGTCAAAGAACCAGTTTTCCTGCGGATGACTTTGGTAGTCGCCAGCCTGCTTGTACCTCAACTGGCTGACCCCACGGAACTGGTTGGCTCCGCGCATTTCACGAATCACGCCAAGCAGATTGGTGGATCCCAGATTCATTGGGCCAACAGACGCGAGTGGCATTTCACCGCCATAGGCAGGGGGCGCCACTACGTTCAGGGCAGCCTGAGTGGCACGCTGCACCGTCTGGCTGAGTCGCATGGCCAGCTGGGCGTTGGGGTTGATCATCGCCAAGCCCATCGACCCGCCGCCAGAGGGGACGTCAGCAGGCTGGTTGAAACTGATCTTCAGGCCATTCAGCTGCTGGACCCGGCCCTCGTACTCCTTGGGGAATGGGACGCCTGGGTAGACGTTCTTCCATTGATCCAAGAAGAACTGGGCTGGCTTGTTCTGGTACCCAGCACGCTTGATCATCAGGCGCATTGGATCGCTCAACTCACCCTTGTCCAGGAAGCGGTTGAGATTGTCCAGGTAGATATTGGTCGGGAACAGGATCCCGGACTTCACCTGCTGCTGCAGCTGGTAGTTGGCAGCCCGGTTGCCAGGGCCCATGCGGCCCATTGCCCCCAAAGCGTTCGACCAGGCGTCGGGTGATTCGTAGCTGGGCTTGACCGCAGTTTGAGTGGCAGGGTTGGCCTTGGTGCGCTTGAACTCGCTGTCGACAAACTGATTGAGCTTGGTGCGCAGTTCGGCTCCAGAGATGCCAGTCGCCAGGCCGCTACGACGGATGCCTTCAATGCTGGTGTCGATCTCTGCCGACCGTGTTGCCAGGCGGCGTCGCTCGGTTTGGGTCAACGTTGCACCACCTTCAGAGCCTGGTCGCTTCATGGCGGCCATCTCCTCTTCCATCAACAGCTTCTTGGCCTCCTTGGCGGCATTGACGTAGGGCTTCATGTCGGCCGACTGCAGCTGGCGGTAGTTCTCCAGCAGTCGCCTGCCCACCTGGGGATCCATGTAGCCGCTGCGCACCAAACCCTCAACGCGAGGAATCTCTACGGCCGGGTCCTTGTCGTAGCTGAAAAAGTTCTGCCGCTCGGTCTGGTCCTGCTGGACCTTGGTGATGAAGCGAGCAGACTCCGATGCGCTTCTCACAGCTGACACCGCACCAGGCCTTTGGTCGACCGGCAACTGAGTGGCCTCTGCCATCGCCATGGCGCTGTTCTGCTCCTGCTCGGCAGGGGACAGCGTCGGATCATTCAGGCGGTACTTGGCGACAAGTCCTGCGCCAACGTCTTCGCCCTTCTCCTTGTCGAAGTACTCAGCCTTTTCGTTGAAGCCTTGGTAGGCCCCCATCAGCTTCTGGGTGAAGTCAAGCTGAGCAGCTGCACCCGTTTTGTCCTTCAGTGAATTGACCAGCAGCTCACCGTTTGGCCCCGCCTGGATGGAGCTGTAGATGACATTGGCCTCACCAGCCAGGTACTGGAACCGCTTGAGATCCAGTTTGCCGTCGGCGCCAATGCTGCCAGCCATGACAGCAGCAATCAGCCGATCACCAGCGTTGCTTTTCCACCGCTCATAGCCGTCGATGCCAAGGTCACGACGAGCCGCTGTTGCCTGGTTGGACAAGTCGGCAATGGCACCGGCCCGGTTTACCTGCTGCGCAGTGAACAGGCTGGTCATGGCGTTCTGGCTGGCCGTCGCAGCGTTGCGCTCCTTGTAGGCCAGGTGGTCAGCGGTCTGCTGACGGTTCATCTCCGCGTACTTGGCCTCAATCTGCGGGGCCATCTCCGCATACAGGACCGGGTCGTTGGGGATGCGGAACAGGCTGACTTGCGCTGCCTGCAGCCGTGGATCACCCAAGGGGATCTGGTCCCGAGGGGTGCCGCCGATGTCGCCCATCTGGCTAAAGCGACCAGCGGCGGTGTTGATGTCGCTCTGCAGCAGAGCCTTGTTGTTGTACCGGTTGGCGTAGGCCAGCTGCAGCGGGCTCAGTGCTTGAACCTTGGCGTAGGCCTCAGCCGCGGCTTTGTCGCCAGCCTGGGCCTTGACGTACAGCTGATCCCGCAGTTCAGCCAGCTGCTGGCCAGGAAACTTGGCCTGCAGGTCAACGGCAAACTGCTGGCCGACCAGCTTGGCCCGTGCGTCATCGAGCTTGACCTTCTCGACGTACTGCTCGCCAAAGGTCTGCAGGACTGGGTTGAAGCTGCCAAGGGCCTTGGCCAGGTTGGCCATGTCCTGGCTGGGAGCAGGCAGTTCAGGCGGGGCAAAGATCTTCGGCGGGCCACCGACCGTCGGTGCCCCTACCTGCTGGTACAGATTGACCGGCTCGGCCTGGGGCTGAATGGCTTGCTGACTGAGCGTCGATTGCGCCAGCATCCCTGGCGTTGCCATCTGTTCAGCGGCGCCAATGGTCCGTGGCGACGTGACCCGGCCGGTTTCACCGAAGGTCTGACCAGTAGAGATGCGGGCCATGGCTTACTAGAACTTGGTGGTTGGCGTGTAAAGCGCCGGCATCTTGAAAGCCGCTCCGCCTTCAGTCCCTTTGATTGGAGGCAACTTGGGCGGTTGCAGCTGTTTGATCTTGCCGATAGCGCCAGCAGTGCTGATGCCCGTTTGGATGCCGCCAACAGCAGCAGCAGCGCCCTGCAGGATGTAAGGCGTCGCGCTTGGTGCCGACTGGTAGATCGGCTCAATCGGATCAATGACAGGCTGTTCCAGGTACGGCTGCTGGCTGGCCAGTCGGCTGCCCCTGGTGGCCGCGGCGCCCATCTTCTGCTGCTGCACCTGGGCCGTCGTAAAGGCCAGGTTCCGCTCTGATGCGTAATCGAAGGCCGCCTGCTGCCGGTAGTAGTCAGCAATGAGGTTGTCGACCGTGGCGCCAAGGCGGCCAGTGGCCCTGATCTCACCCCTGGCCTGTGCTCCTTGCAGGGCCGTTTGTCTTGCCTTCTGGGCCGCGGCCTCCTGCTCCTGCATCAACCGCAAATTCAACTGAGAAATGTCGTTCTCATAGGCCCGATCAGCCAGAAAGCGGTTTTGCTCCATGATTGCTTCCTGCTGCTGAGCCCTCAGCTGCTCAAAAGCACGGGCAGAGCCAGCCTGAATCTGCTGGAAGCGATAGGCCTGCTCGGCCTGGGCGTTAGCTGTTTCGACGTTCTGTGTGGCCTGCTGATAGGACGCAACGCTCTGAGCAATGCCAAGACCAGCCGTTAGAACACCAAGGGTGATCGAGACGGGTTCACACATGGCTCATCCTCACGAACTCCAGAAACGTCCGACCTTCATGCCCATAGTTTGAATGTTTTGCGATGAAGGTAAAGCCCATCCACCGAAGCCACTTGAGGTGGACCTCGTTGCGGGCATCGGCGTAATTGAACAGTACGTCGTACCGCTCAAACATGGCCTTAAGCCATGGCTTGGCCTGCCGCAGAAACTGGATGCTGTTGGGCTTGTCCTTGACCAGTTCGTCGGTGGCCAGCAGCCAAATGCGACCCAGACCATCGCCCTGGTCAACGACACCCCACATGCCAACTGGCTTGCCGCTACGGCCCAGCATCGTCATGCACGGAGAGCCTTTGAAGTAACAGAACAGCAAGGCCTCGGCTGGAGTTTGGCCGCAGCCGGCCATGACCTCAGCCTGGTCTTCTGTCCGCATGGCGGTGGCAACGGGCAGGATGTCCGCGACGACCGATGGCCTGGTGTGGCCAGTCACATGCGTCCTGCCCTGGTGTGATACCACCCTTCCCATTCAGCTGACTGCAACCTGCAGGGTAAGGCGCTGCTGCTGGCAATCTGAATCTTGGCGTCGATGTTCTGCGTCATTACGGGTACGCGGAACTTGCTAGTAGCAATGCCAGGCGAGCCCAGCAGGTCACCGTCGCCAGGATGGATGCCGTTGTACGGATAGGTGTAGGTAGTGCGGCCCCTGGGCGTGACCTTGATCTCAAAATGGGAGGTCTGGTCGAAGATCATCGTCCAGGTCCGCAGCTGCAGCTTGGGACCACCCACCACGGCAATACCGCCGCCAGGGGGCTGCTCCTTTAGGTACTGGGTGCTGAACTCGTAGAGCATGTCGTACAACTCACCCACATAGAACTTGGCGTTGGTGAGGTTGCCGCGGACCACCAGGGTGCCGTTGCCGCCAGTGCCACCAGTCAGCGTCTGGCTGATAGGAACAATGACCTGGCCGTGCTGGATGGTGTTGCCGGCGAAATAGCGACCGACGACCACCATCGTGCTGTTGGCCGCAATCGGGTACGGCAGGGTGATGGTGCTCTGGACGTCCAGACCTGCAGGGTTGGTAAGGGCCACCGAGCAGCTGGCCTCAGTCGTTTTGCGGTCCAGCAGGATCTCGATGGCAGTGCTGCTATCGACGTTTTCGGGACGCAGGATCACCTTTTCCAGGTACACGCCGTCGTTGTACTGGACGATTAAGTACAGGTCGCTGTCGATCAGGTCAGCGCCAATGATCGACTTGTCGCCTTTTACTTCCCAGTACGACCAAGCGGATTGGAGCTTGGTGTCGTTTTGGAAGAAGAACTTGTAGAGGTAGACGCGCTTGGGCTGGTCCTTGCTAATGGCCAGGATTGTTTCTTCGGACGTAGTGGCAATCAGGTTGCAAAGGTTCTGCGGGACAAACCGCGGCACCGAGGACGTCACCTCTTCTGACGTGGGGACAGGGCCGCTGGCGTCAGGCAGGAAGAACTCCCGCAGGCCGGTGAAGTCACCCTTGGGCACTGAGAAATAGATCGTCCGGCCAACCCCAACGGGATCGACGTCGTCGGTCATCTCAAAGGTGGTGATCGGCGTGATGGTGGCCGACTTGGGGGTCAAAGCCAGGGCAGACGTGGTACCGCTGTCCAAGCGGAACTGGCCATGGCGGCTAAACAGCAGCAGCACGTTGGCAAAGGCCAGGCTGCTGACCAGGAAGTTGATCTCCCGGCCGCCAGTCGTCAGGTCAATGGGGTCGCTGTCGACCACCGTCTGTACGCTTTCAGGCCAGAAGCGGTCGTAACTGTCGGCCGCAGACAAGATGACGTTTTCGTCTGCCAGTAGGGCCAGGCGGTTGCGGAACAGGTTGACGTTCTGAATCTTGCTACCAACAAAAGTCGGCTCAGGCGCTGTGGTGGCATCACCAGCAATACGGGCAGACCAGTCGAACTTTTTGAAGGTGAAGGTGCCGTTGTTTTCGCGCACCAGCACATGGGGCATGGTCGTGGCATCAAACTTGTAGACGATGCCTGGGGCTACGGTTTCCCTCCAGACGCCAGGACCAAAGCCACTGCCGGCCGCAGCCTCAAACTTCACGTAGTAATCATCGGCGCCAGTGGTCTTGCTGCCTTGGATCTCGACCGTGAATCCATGCTCGGCAATGGTTGGCAGTTTGGTGATGTCGTTGATGGTGCCCTTAATGGCACTGGTCGCCTCAGATGTTTTGGTATCGCTGCTGGAAAGGGTGTAAGCACCGCCGTTGGCCTTCTCAATCCGAACGATGTACTCGGACGCAGTGAAGATGTAATTGGCGGTGTAAAAGGTCATTGCCACGCCGTTTTGGATCGTGGCCGACGCAGCCGGCGAAAACGTCACCTGGGTAGAAGTGACGGCTGTGACCCGTGCCCCTTTGGGAATGTGGCCAGTGGCATCGGTCAGGTACTGACCAACAACAACGCCGGTGGTGCTGGCAAAGTTGGCCGTGGTCGTCGAACCGCTGGAATTGGTGGTCAACGTGGTCGCCACCGGATTCAGCGACGTAGCGGTAGCCAGGAGGCCCGCCAGCTGGCTTGCGATGGTGATGGTGTCTGGAGTGCCACTGCCCACTGCAGGGGTCGTGTAGCTGGCCTCAGTGCCGTTGACGTTGATCCTGTAAGTGGTGGAGTAATCGGCCGCTTTGATGAACACCATGGACTTGGTGCCCCAGTTGGGGGACAGGTCAGCCGCCATGGCCACCGTCTTTTCCCGGTTCACGATGAAGGTGTAGTCAGCCACCGAGGCAACGCGGAACACATTGCTGGGCTCACCCGTGATGTCCAAGTAGCTGGTGCCATCAGGCGTGGCAACGGTCTTGACCGATCCATCCATGCCAAACACCTTGATGGCGTTGTCTTGGATGATCACCAGGTACTGGATCACCCCATCCCTGTCGACGATGGTGGTGAAAGGACGGTTGGCCCCGGCGCTACCAGCAAACAACTTGCCGATGTTGTAGGCCGGAGGTCGCTTCTTCAGTCCTTCAACCGGGCTTGGAAAGCAGTTGACGACTTGTTCAGCCTGAGAAGCCAGGCGCAAGGCAGCCGGCTGCTGACTGACCCCATTGATCAGGTTGGGGATGGAGCTGCTGACAAGAGGCATGGCTCAACGCTGCAGGGCCCGGCTGGGCATGTAGGTCATAAATACGCCGGTGTGGTTCGGATTGCCACGAAGCATGTTGTTCTGGCTCACATAGGTCTCCTCTTCCAGGAACAGAGCCCGTGCTTCGGCCTCAATGCCCATATTGATCCGGGTCAGGTCCGCGCTGCCCAGGATGGATTCCTGCAGGTGCCGGCCAGCCTTGACGGCGATGTACTGGCGGGCGTGCTCAGGCAGCTCCTCCCACTCCAGCATGTAGGTGATGTCAGCCTTGAAGGACTGGTCAAATTCGTAGGTGTTGGCCCGGCGGTCGTAGAGCTTGCCGCCGCGCTGCACCACGTCCAAGGACGGGTAGTTGTAAGGGTCGACCACAACCCGGCTGACATTGGCCCCGACTGCCACCTCCTTGGTGACAGTGTCAGGGACCAGCTCCCGTTCGTAGTCGGTGTTGAAGGACCAGCCGTCGCTTTGCACCTTGCGGCTGACGTCCTTGAGCATTTCTTCGGCTTGCTGGCCAAGGCCGAATTGACCATTGAGGCTGTTGATGGGTGCCTCTCCCATCATCTGGAGGATGCGGTTGATCGCTTCCAGGTAGGTGGTACGAGCCAGTGCCATCGGTCAACTCAGAAAGGGGAAGGGGCCCCGAAGGGCCCCCGGTAGAACCGCTCAGCTGGTGGCGGTGTAGATCTCCACGGCGCAGTCGGGGCGCAGGATGTTGGTACCCAGAGCCATCGAAGCAACCATGAAGGTGCCCTGCCAGAGGGCGTGGACGTCAGAGCCGGTCTGCTCCATCTTCAGATCCATCAGCTTCACGGTACCCACTGCCATCTTGTTGAAGGCAAGGGCGACAGAGTCGGTGAAGTTGGCGGAGTAGTCGTTCTGCTCACCGGTGGCCGCAGAGCGGTTGGTGGTGGGCAGGTGGTTCGACTTGAGGATGGTGATGCCAGCCACGCGCAGCACGGTGCCGTCGGCATAAGCGCCAGCACCGCCCCAATCGCGGTTGATCACGTCGGTGGTCTGGACGAGCTTGTAGTACTCGGCCGGAGCGAGCACGCAGTAGCGGTCGTTCTCGGGGAGGTTGTTCTCGTCCATCTTCTGGGCTGCGCTGAACAGCGCAGTGGCCAGCTGAGCACCGGTGATCGCGGACTTGGAGGCAGCCACGATCTTGATGCGGGTGCCACCAGGCAGGTCGGTGTTGAAGTTGGTGGCGGTACGAGCGGCCTTAGCGATCATCGCGGCCACGTTCTTATCGAACGTGTAAGCGAGAGCGTTGCCCATCTCGGTGGAGTAGGGGGCACGCACGTCGTAGTGGTTCTTGGCCTCGTCGATGTCGGCCACGAACACGTTGGACACCAGCTTGTCGTCGATCTTGATGACAGCCTCAGCGTGCTTGACCTGAGTACCCGTCAGCATGGTGCCGGGGGTGTGGTAAGCGGCGCTGTTGAGGCCGATCAGGGGGAAGCTGGCGCTCTTGCCGGACGAAATGGTCCGAACAGTGTGCAGAGATTCAAAGATGGTCGCCTTACGGAAGGCGGTCAGAACCTCACCAGCGAACACCTGGAGGAACATGGCGTTATCGCCAGCCCAGGTGCCGCCACCGGCGTTGTTAATGAGGCCAAGACGCGAAGCGTCGAAATTAGGGGCAGCCATTGCTGTACTCCTAGAGAAGTTGGGTTGTTACCCCGACCTCGCCTCCTTCCACTGGGGGTGTCCTCCGCAGAGGGCCGTCGTTTCCGTGAGAAGGTCTAGGTGACTGAAGTGTAGACACACGACAAGGCAATAAAAAAGGCCCCTTACGGGGCCCAGGCCTTCCTCTTGTTCAGAAGATAGAGGATCTGGCAAGACGCTCCTCAATCTTCCGTCTATATGCAGGATCTGCCGCATAACGGGGATCCTTCATGGCTTCAACCAGCTGAGCCGTCGATTCAAACTTCTCGGCGCTGCTCTTGGGAGCACGACCACCAATCAACTTGGGTTCGACACCAGCCTTGGAAACGTACTTGGCGTGCAGGCCGGAAATGGCCATGCGAACAGCAGAGAGAGTGCTGTTGCCAGTGACGATCTCGTTGAAGCCGGTGATTTCCTCCTCGGAAAGGTTCTCAGCAGCCCAGGCCAGCATCTCGTTGTACCCCTTGTCGCCGCCGTACTCCTGCTTGAGGGCAGAAACCTGCTGCACGGTTAGGGCATTGTCCTGAACAGCCTTGTACTGGAGGCCAGAAAGATAGGCGTCAACCATCTCTCTGGTGAAACCAGCGCCTTCCAGCTGTTCGTAGTCCTCTCCAGTCAGTTCGCCCGTCTGTTGCCAGCGGGAGTTCATGTCGGAGAAGTCGATGCCAGCTTCATCAAGGCGAGATCCGATGAACTCGCCGTAGATCTCCTTGGCATCGCCGGACTGAGGCTTCTCCTCCTCGGAGTCATCGGCTTGATCAGCCTCTTCCTCAGTCTCTTCGGCCTGACCGCGTTGGCTCAGCTTGCGCTGGGCCTCCTGGTAGGCCTTTTCCAGGTCCTCGACGGACTTGTACTTGCCAGCCAGCAGCTGCTCACCCTGTTCTTCTTGCTCTTCACCCTCCGGTTGGAGGGCTTTGAGCATTTCTTCGTTTTCTGGGGACAGTGCTGGGGTTTGCTGCTCGGTGATTGTGATGGGTTCAGGCATGAATGGGCTCAGATGATGGTGATGGACCCGTCGTCGCCGTATTTGACGACAGGGGTCGGAGCAGGTTCAGCAACAGGCTTGGTTTTCACCTCGCCAATCACGATCTCTTCAGATGGGCCGTACTGAGGGACGTCAGCTGGCGGGCCCTGAAGGGAGACCGGGTGGGTTTTGGGCTGCTGGGAGGGCGTTGGGGACGGCTCCTGGGGCGGTGGGGTCGCTTCCTTCTGGGAACTGCGGGCCATAAGGGGCTCCTGGTTGGGTGTAGTTGGCGGCCACTTGTCCCAATGCAG